TCGTCGACAATGACCAGGCCAGTATTGAGTCCACGAAGGAAATCTTCCTGTTCGGGGCCAACAAGCCGTTCGCCGTCGAGGCGGACATCCAATTCACGGAGGCCAACGTCGATGACGCCAATGTCGCCTTCGGCGTAATGAACGCCTCGCCGACCGATCGGGCCCTCGGGGACACCGGCGCCGGCCCGATTGCCACGACCCACTCATCCATGATGATCTACAAGGTCCTCAACGGCACGGTCTGGAAGTGCGAGAGTTGCGTCGTCACGACGCAGACCATCACCGCGAGCACCAAGACGGCCGGCGGTTCCGCGTATCAGAGGCTCCGCGTCGAGTACCAGCCGATCTCGGCCACCCAGGGCGAATGCTCCTTCTATGTGGATGGCGTGGCCCTCGTGGACAGCAACGGCAAGCAGATCAAGCACACGATCACCTTCGCCTCTGCGACCGAGATGAAGGTCTTTCTCATCCAGAAGAACGGTGCCAACACCAACGTCGAGACCCTGCTGGTTCACCGGGTCGCCCTCCAGGGATTGACCTAAGAACCCGAACGAAACGATCGTCGCCGGCAACCGCCGGCCCATCGCATCAACACCGAACTCCAAAAGTAACTGGCCCGTTTGACAGAGAGGAAAGACGTATGGCCTACATGAAAACCGCCAAGCTGCGGCAGCTCTACACCAAGGCGGGACCCTCCCGGTGCCAGGAACTTCTGACCGAGGCCCTCGCTGACGGGAGCCTCAAGCCCGAAGACTTCTCGCTCCGTGAGATGTTCGAGGCCCTGGTGGTGGACGAACAGGGAAACGTGATCGGCGGCGATCTGGTCCGGATGATGGACCCCCGTAAGAGCGCCGGTTTCTCCTTCCTGGAGGCCGGGGCGTCGGTAAGCACGACCGCGTTCAGCAACATCACCGGCCAGATCGTTTACTCCCGGATGCTGGAGGAATACAAGCGGGCGTCTCCGCTTACGGATTCGCTCTGTACGACAATCCCGACTGTCCTGTCCGGCGAGAAGATCCCCGGAATCAGCGGACTCTCCGATGACGTGGAAAATGTCGGCGAAGGGAAAGAGTACCCGCACGCCGGAGTCTCCGAAGAGTACATCGAGACTCCGCTCACGATCAAGTCCGGCCTGATCGTGGATGTGACCAAGGAGGCCGTTTTCTTCGATCGTACCGGATTAGTCCTCAGACGGGCCGCAGATACCGGGCGCATCCTGGGCGTGAACAAGGAAAAGCGGATCCTCGACGCGGCGATCGGAACGACCAACAACTACAAGTGGAAGGGCACGGCCTACAACACCTACTACGCCACTGGCGACAGCGGGCCGTGGACCAACAAGAACACCATCGTGTTCGCCGATTGGACGGACGTCGACACGATGGACCTTCTCTTCGACGGACTGGTCGATCCCGTAACCGGCGAGCCGATCATCATTGGTGGCCGGGATCTGCTGGTGCCCAGCGCCCTGCGGTCCACGGCCGCCAGGCTCCTCAACGCCACGGAAATCTGGAATGTCGGAAACATCGCGGCTGGCACCCCGTACTACAACACCATCGGCGGGAACCCGCTGGCTGGACGGGGGATCAACCTCCTCACGAGCCCGATGGTCAAGGCCCGATCTAGTTCTGCGACCGCCTGGTGGTACGGCGACTTCAAGCGGGCCTTCGCCTACATGGAGAACTGGCCGATCACGGTGGTCCAGGCCCCCAGCAACAACGAGGCTGAATTCAACCGGGACATCGTGGCCCAGTTCAAGGCCAGCGAGCGGGGCGTGGTTGCCGTAATGGAACCCCGTTACGTGACCTACTCCACCGGGGCGTCCGGCTAACCCTGGGTGCGTCACTCACCGGGGGCAGCGCACTCGCTGCCCCCGTTTTCTTATCGCAACTGAAGAACGAAATGAGGAGCAAGATATGCCCCGCTATGACGTACATGGGGTCCTGGGCCATCCTGCCGACATCGACCCGCAGGGCACCTGGCGACGGAAAGCAAACCTGATCGTCGAGAGCGCCGCCAACCGGACGCAGGCAATCAACAAGTTCTGTGCGGAGTTCCTGCGGGAGGGCATTGTCCTGGTCGAGGCGAATGTCACGGAGATCGGCAGGTCCGATGGGGGCAGCGGAAACGAGTCGGCGACTGAAGCCGTTTCGGGCCCCACCGTGGCGGCCACCCCGGAAAAGGAAGTGCCGCCCTGGAAGAAATGACACATGGCCCTGCTTGACGACCTGATCGCCGCCAGGGATGGAGCTGTTGCCAAACTAAAGGAAGCGATGACCGTAACTGGGGCTGCCGGTGGCATCCCGAATGCCGACGCCAGCGGAGTCGATCACGGGGAGTACGTGCGCAGGTTGCGGGAAACGATCACGGATCTTAACGAGCAGATTTCAACGGCCGGCGGCCCGTGGGAGGAGATCACGGGATTCTGGCCTGGGTAGGTGGGTGGTGACGTACCTGACTGACATCGCCGGAGATTGGGCCAATAGGTGGGTGGTGACGTACCTGACTGACATCGCCGGAGATTGGGCTAATACGGCGGGCGTCGTGGACCTGACGCTCGATCCGGTCGATGGTGGCGCCAACACCACGGAAGTCAAGGCGATCCTTGACCCGCTTGGCCCGAACTATCGGGACCTGGCCGGAGGGATTGCCGCCATTGCGCCGACCGATGTGGTCTGGTTCCTTTGGGACGTCACCCTGGATGATGCAATTCCGGAGCGCGGGGACGTACTTCAAGAGTCAGACGGGACGCGATGGACGGTCCTATCCTTCTCGCCGATCCGGGCTGAGGGGCAGGTGATTAAGTGGCGATGCCTGTGCCGTGAGGAGGAGTGATGGCAACTGAAGTGATACCCGCCGAAACACTAGAGGCGTGGATCGCTGACGTCTGCGATAAACTCCAATCGGCCGACCTGGGAGCGTCGATGAACGAGTGCCTGCCGCTCTTGTCGGAGGGCTTCGCGAGGAACTTCCTCAACCAGGCCGGAAGCACCGGGGGTGGTTGGCCGGCGAGAAAACGAGTGGGCGACGGGCACGAACTCCTCAATGAAACCGGGGCCCTGGCTGGCGCTACGCAAGTCGGCGGTTCCGGGAACGTTTCCGAGACGACCGGCCGCACGCTGGCGATCGGCGTAGACAAGTCCGTCCGGGACGGCGGGATTCCCGGGGCGGCCGCGCATAACTTTGGCTATCCGGACAAGAATATCCCGCCGCAGCGGGAATTCCTTTACGCAGATGACGAAACCCTCGACCGGATGGCCGAGACCATTGCCGACGGCGCCCTGGAGGCAGTCTTCGGCAGTTAAGCAAAGGAGTAGACAATGGCCGCTTCGATGGGTTGGGCTGCACAGTTCGGGGCGGGGGCCGCTAATCCCGTCACCTCCCAATTCGAGTTCATCTCTTGTGGCATCGGCAAGCGGGGGGCTCTCGTGGAGAGTCCCGGATGCCGGGGAACCCGGTCTCACATCCATGAATCGGTCAACGAGGGTCCGTATACCGTAGGCGGCGCGGTAGTCATGGAACCGCGCCCCGACGAACTCGACTTCTGGCTGCCGTACATCCTCGGGGGGGCCGAAAGCACGGACGTTTTCCCGCTGGCCGAGACCTTGCCCGTCGCCTTCGTGACCATCGACAAGATCGCCAAGGTCTATACCTACGACGGGATGAAGGTCGCACGGGCCGTGTTCGCCAGCAGCCCGGCCCAGAACCTTCGCCTCACGATGGACCTTGAGGGAAAGACGGAGACTCCCGGAAACGCCGGGACCTTCCCGGCGATCTCTAGCACCCTCTCGGTCTTGCAGCCGTACATCCATCAGCAGGCCGTCTTGACGCTCGTTTCCACCCCTTATGTGTTAGCGAACGTCGAGGTGACAATCAACAACTCCCTGATTCTCGATCGGCTTCTGAACTCCGTGACCCGAACTGAACTCCCTGAAGCCGATCGGATCATCACGGTCAGTTGCGATAACCCGTTTACGGCCACTGAGGCCGGTTTGTACGACATGGCCCTGGCTGGAGTGGCAGGGACGTTGAAATACACCAACGGGGCCCGCTCGCTGCTCTTTACCTTCGCGAACCTCAAGGTGCCATCCCGTGGCCCGGAGATCGCCGGAAGGAACCGGGAAATCCCGCTCCGTCTGGAACTCCAGGCATTTCGGAGTGGCGTAACCGACGCCCCAAAGGAGTTGGTCGTCACCAACGACAACACTGTCTGATCGTAACTTCGCATTTTCCAAGCCCCGGAAAACACGCCATGCCCTACGCCCTGATTTCTGACGCCACGGTTCGCGACGGCTACGTGGCCGCCATAGAACGATTGCATGGAGCAATCGACTTCAAGTACCGGCCTATGTTGCCGGAGCGAACGGAGTGGTTTACCCGAGATGATTTCCGCAAGGCCCCTGCCAAAAAGATGGTCGAGTATCAGGCGGCGGCCCTCCAGCAACAGGTGGTCGAATGGGATGTGCTGGACGGCGAGAAGTCGGCCGCAATCTCCGTGGCGACCATTCGCCGCCTCGACTGGGGCGTCCTGAACTCCATGTTCAACATCGCAGCCGGCTTCATCTCTCCGGACCCGCGGCCCGTCGATAAGCCGCTCCCCAGGGAGGAAGAGGACACCTATGCCCAGTCGCTCCTGGAGTCGGCAGAACGACAGGAGGCGCCGGGCGCGACGGCAGATCGGATCGACTCGGGAAACTGAGGACCGGGGTGAGGCTCCTGCTCTTTCACCCCGGTCTGATGCAGACGACGTGCCAGGATTGCAAGAAGTACCTTTACGATCCAAAGACATGGAAGTTGCAAACGTATCGTGCGGGGGCTGAACACAAGGAACTGCCGTGCCTTCGTCCCGTTGGCGTTCCGACACCGTGCGATACCTGTCC